ATCAATAGTTAACATGTAGTTCCAATATCAGTTCCTCGGTGTAAATCTAAGTGATTGATTTTATCTTTTTGAAAATCAAAAAGTAAGGGCTAAATTCAAAGGTAACAGGTAACACATTAGTAGCAAAAGTCTTGCTGCATATTGCATTTCTCTGCATAATTTCAAATATCTCTATCACAAAGATAGTCAATATTTTCGAGTGCAACAAATCAATCGAAAACTTTTTATTGAGGGCCGGCATTATTTGCTGGTCCTTTTTTATTGGAAATCCGAAGGCATATCGATACTTTTTTAAATCTAAAGACAACTTCCAATCTTGCCACGTTTTATTCAGACAAACAAAAATAAAAGACAATAGGTATTGATAATAAGTGTATTATAGATAAAACATAGGGCTGGCGGTATCCGTCAGCCCTATGTTTACATTTCCTTTTTCCCAAACTTTGCAGCAGAAAGAAGGATAAATGACAAACGAAAAAGAACAAAAGATGGAAGCAGGAAATGAAAACATTGAAATGCTGAAAGCATTAATCCAGAAGAGCTTCGCCGAGCAACGTGAACTCATATCTCGGCTGGAAACAGTTTTGGAGGCCATGACCAGCTTTAATGGCAAACAGATGCTGGACAGCCGCGACATGCGCCTGCAGCTGAAAGTCTGTGACCGGACCCTCATCCGCTGGCGTAACTCGGGCAAGTTGCCTTATTTCAAGCTGAGCGGCAAGATATACTTCTGGGCTTCCGATGTATATCGGTTCCTCCGTGAGGAATACAGGGACGAAAGTCCGGACATCAGAAATAACAAACCCGTAAAAAAATCATAGAAGATGGAAAATCAAAGTAAAGTCATCATGATCGAGCGCATAAATCCGGAAAAACCAGACGTGCCGCTTAACA